CACATCGTTACCCTCTATATCGTTACAGTAAAAAAAGATTCCTTACCGGGGGGTGGCGGGGAGTGTCATAATGCGTGTCCTTTTGCGCTCTTGTGCTAAACAAACCTTTTCCAGGTGTCCTCTGCGTATGCAGCCCAGCTTACAGAAGGCTTGATTCCCTCTCTGGCGTCGCTTTCTAGGGCTTGCAACACGCGCAAGGTCTTCTGACCCTGCCCTCGCGCTCGGACGCGCCATTTGCCGCCGTCGTTCGCGCAATCGGCATTCCCTAAAAGCTTCTTCATTCGCGCCATGATCCCTGCCTCGCTGTCGTCGTATCGGTCAACCTCGGCCTCTCGCTCCCCGTCGACTTGAAAGAGCTTTTCCCTTTGAAGCTTTAAAGCCTTAGGAGAAGGAGATGGAGAAGGAGAAGGAGAGCCATCGTTTGCCATACCGTTTGCCATAGGCTGTGCCATCGGTTTGCCATTGGCTGTGCTATGGCTGTGCCATCGGTTTGCTGCCCCGTTCCGGCCAGCGTCCACCCGGCTCTGGCGGAAGGCGGCTTGCTTGGCACGCACGTCCTCAAGCCGAGCGTTCCGCAGCAACCCGTCTTTGCCTTTGATAAACTTGGCCTTGACCCTGGCCAGCGGCGTCTCGCCTCGCCCGTAACTAACAAGCTCGGCATCGTCGTCAGGCAGTCCACCCTCTGCCCATTGAGCGCAAAGGAGGCGCACATATAGCCCAACCTCTGCGTCGGTAAACTTCATTGTTCCCGCCACAAAGTCATCGGCATAGAATTGGAAAGCAGGCGGGTTCATTGTTACTTATTGAGCTATTGTTTGAGGTTTAGCCTTTCGTGCGGCTTTCACCGCCACGTCAACTCGCTTGAAATCATCGCACGCTGCTTGCACTCTTTCGGGATCCATCAGGCAGGCTTCGTCTAGGGTAACAAGCGAGTCCTCCATGCCTACCGAGTGAAGATAACCAACAAACTCCTCCTCGGTTATCTTTGTCAAATTAAGCAACCCGCGACTGAGTTTGGGCAGGTTGCCAGCCGCAGAATCAACTTCAACAGGCATCGCTGCCACTGGTGCGTTTTCTGTGTGGTCTGTCGGTTTGTCGGCCAAAAAATTAGGGGCGGCGTACGCCCGCTTTGCCTTGCGAACGGGGTCAGCAACCACTGACGAGATGTCAATTATCTCGTCGTCGCAATGAATCCCCATTGTTAGATCGGGCGCATAAAGTCGAGCAAACAACGTGGCGGCTCGGTAACGCAGCATCAGTTCAGGCATCGTCTTCCACTTGCTGCCGTTTTTGTTATACCAGCCCTCGGCTTTTGCCATATCGATAGAAACCATCGGGCCTTCTAATCGCTCGCCTGCTTTGTCAACTGCCCAAGCAACGCAAGAGCGGGAATCGCTGCCCTTTTCGCCAGTCATCTCGTAACGCAAAGGCGTAAACTTGCCGCTGGCATTGATGCAGGAAATTAGGAACTGGCTCGACCACGCTGGTCGTCCGTGGACAATGTAAAGGTTTTGCATAACCGCCAAAGGGTTTGCCCCGATGCGGTTTGCCATTTCGAGCGCAATTACCGTGTCGGCTAAGTTCTCGCGGTAAGTTTGCGGAACTATCGTGCTGCTAGTAAGCAACTTAGCCATGCGTTGAGCGGTTTCAAAAGCGGCAGGAGAGCTAAACGCCCCGGCACTTTGTACGGCCAGGTTGGTGTTGGTTTCGGTTTCGAGTTTCATGTTATTTTTCGGGTTATTCTGCTTCAACGTATTTGGGTAAATTTAGCTGCTTAACTTCCTCGCCGTAGGCCGGCCAATGATCCTCGGCTAGGCAACGCGCAAACAAAGCCAGCGTGCGGCTCATGTCGGCGCGGCCTTTAGATAAAAACTCAGGAGAACAATTAAAGACGTTGACTGCGTGCGGCGGCTTTTGCTCGACGGCAACAAATCTGAACTCGCTGCGCTCCTCGCCAGACAGGGCGTTATACAAGGCCAGATACAAAGCCGCCTGAATGTGAAACGCAGAATTGTAAGCCGTTCTTGCAAACTCACGCTCGCTTGCGTCGTGGGTTGTTTTTAGATCGCACAAATAATTTTTTGCCGTCGGCACAAAATCCATGCGGCAACGCACGTCAACGGCGTTGCTGGTGTCGTACCCCACGCACGAAACCTCGGCTTTGCCGTTACTGAAAAGAACGCCCGCCTCCGTGTGTTTTGCCACGGCTAAAGCCATTCCCATCAGCCCGTTGTATTGATCGGCGGAAACAACTGTTTTGCCTTCTTCTACCTGTTTAGCCCGCCACTCCTTACAAACGGTGGCGTTGTAGTTCCACGGTTTGCCCGCAGCATATTCGGCTGGCGGCACAACTAAATTGGGCAGCGGTTTTTCTGGTTCGAGGATTAGGGCGTGGGCAAGCGTCCCCAAACGCATCGCGTCGGTTTCTTCTCGCTCGCCGTCCAAATCGGCTTTCAAGTGTGCCGGGGTAGATTGCCAAAGCTTTCGCAGCCTTGACGCGCTTGCGCCGGGAAGCGCGTGATATTCCGCTGCTGATAGGTTTGAGTAGATGCCTGGTTTCATTTGTCTTTGTTGTTGGTTAATCCGCCTGCCGCCTCCGCGACCACTGCCCCACCCGCCCCAAGCCAGGTCGCCAGCCGTTGCGGACGGCCCGATCAATCTTGGCGACAATCTTGCGAAGCTGTTTGCGGGTCATCTGTTTTGTTCGCTTGGCCGTGTTGCGAGCGTCCACTGGTTTGCCATCGCCTCGGCAACACCGAAAAACGTCCGGCTTCGTTCCTTCCACCTGTCCGCACTTGGCGGCAGTTTCCAGATTCTTTGCTCGCGGCCTTCCACAATGTTGCTGGGTGTCAGGCGCGGAAGATTCTTGAGCCAGAGGCACGTTGCCTTTGTTTCGCCGTGACCGTGCTGCCAGGGCTGGATCACTTGGTCAGGCTTGCGGATTTTGCTGCTGATGATGCTTATCGGATTCTCTAGGGCTATGTGCGGGATTGGCGCGGCGAGTAGCAGTCGCACGAAGTCCAGAGCTTCGGCTTGTTCGCGTTGCTTGGCCGCGAACCACCGCGCCCCACTTACGGCCAGATGCGTGCATGGCGGATGCGCTACCATGATGTCCCACCCCTCGCGCAAAATGTCGCGCACGTCACCTTGGTAGTGCTGGCCGGGCTTCTCGCTGGGCAGCAGGTCGCATGACCATGCATCCCAGCCGTGGCGAGCAAAGGCATCACGAACGCTGCCGCTGTATTCGCACGCCGCCAGAACGCGACCCAACCAAGGCACAAGCTTGGGCTGTTCAAACGTCAGGATTGTTTTGGTCATAAAAAAGGCTCCGCACCGGCCATTACCGGGCGGAGTTTTGGCGGCTGTTTCCATACAGCAGCCTCGCAGCCACTGGACGCATTACGCGCAACCGTCAAAGTCTCGGGGCCACAATCAGGGCAAAGCGTGTAGCTAACCCGGCAAGCCACCGGCAGGGCTATTTCGCTTTCCTTACGCCATTGGCGATCTATGCAGCGGATCCGTCGGCAGCGCGGGCATTGAGTGGCCATCAGATCTGGCAGCGTCGGGTTGGTAATCCGTCCGCGCTCAATCCCGCACTGCTGGTCGGTCACGCCATCGGCGCGAAGCCACAAAAAAAACAGCGTCAGCAGCAGCCCGCCGATGAGTGCAATTAAGGTTTGGTCGCTCATGTTTTCTTGGGTTCTTTAACAATGGGCGCAAGAGCTAAAACGGCTTCCGAGATTGAGTGAACTACCGCGACCACCGCCCCCGCGAGTTGACAACGTAAAAGTTCGCCAGCCTGCTCTCGCGTCTCTTTTTTGCCTGGTCGTTTAACTTCCAAAGCGAAAGGCTTGCCCAAAATCCAGCCAGTGAAATCAGGCGTTCCGGCGCGGCACGTTGTTGGCTTGTCCATTCGATGCCACACGAAATAGCAATCAAGCCCTAGCCCGTTGAGGTACGCCGCGATTGCCTCTTGAATGACCGCCTCGCGCAGCGTTGTAGCCTTGCGACTGCTTTGCCGAGCTTGTTGCGTTGAAGCTTTAGCTTCTCGCCGTCGCGCTTCATACGCCTCAAGCTCAAATTGGGAAAACCTAACCATGGCAACAATCAAAACGGAACGTCGTCTTGCGTGGGCTCAACAACAGGCAATGGCGAAGTGATTTGCCTGACTGAACTTGGCCTTGCCACCGGCCCGGTGGATTCACCGTCCCGGTTGCCCCCGTCGAGAAAGGTAAAAGACTCCAAAACAACGCCCAGACGACTGCGCTTTTGGCCGGTCTGCTTGTCGTCCCATTGGTCAAGCTTTAGCCTGCCCTCGACCAGCAACGCCCGACCCTTGCGAAGAAACTTGCCAATGACCTCGGCCTGTTTGCCAAAGGCGTCGACATCCACAAACGTGACCTCCTCGCGTTTTTGCCCGTCGCCGTCCGTCCAGTTGCGGTTGAGGGCAAGGCACAGCTTGCAGATAGCCATGCCTTTAGGCGTGGTGCGGCTTTCGGGATCGCGGGTAAGATGTCCTGCAAGTATGACTTTGTTTAACGAATGCATGGTTTTGTTGTTGTTGGTTGTTATCTGGCCACGCGCTGTTTGCGTTTATGCTCGTCGCAAATGTCGGTGAAGATGCTGTATGGCCAATCGTAGACAATCCGCCAAGATGTCTTAGTTCCACATACGTGAGCCGCCCACCCTTCCTCAGGTTCAATGTCCGGCTGGCGAGCATGGCGACGGCACTGGCCGTAGCTATCGCCCACCAGTTTGGCCCAAGTCTTTCCTGGGTTGCGTTCTTTCCAGTGCCAGTGGCGACATGATCCACAGCAGTTTCCAAGACTGGCTAACAAGGCTTGGCTTTCAGGTTGTTCGTTGGACTTTTGCATATTCACGATTTGGGTTTGGCTGAGTCGCTGGCTTCGAGTCGCACCGGTTGTTCAGCTTGGGCGTTAAAATCGGCACTGACGAACACGCCGTTCACCTTCTTTCGCATGGTTTTGTAAGGGGTGTTGTCCATCAACCAACCGTCCTCGCCAAAAACAGACTTTGCTTGTGCCAGGTCGTAAACGTGGACAACGGGCAAGCCTTCGCAAAGCAGCGGGTGCGAGCAAACTAGATCAAACGGAGTGCATTGCTCTTGAATGAAGCTAATGAGTTGTTCTTGAGCGCGGATCGTTGCGCGACAGTCAGCTAACGCTTTGGCAATGTTTTTTTGCGGTAAGTTCATACGAGCTTGTAAAACGAGTGAACTAGTCCGGCCTCGTCGCGGTGACTTTCTTGCGCGATGTCCAGACCTCTTTTGCGAAGATCGGAAATGCGCGAATGCACCGCAAACGCCCCCGACGCACGCCACAAGTCGGGCATAGCAACCCATTGGCCGCGACGGGCTTCCAAGGCCGCTTGAATGCGATCACACTGGCTGGCTCCTCCGTTGTTCAATGTAAACTCTCCTTGGTTCATCGTTTGCGCCTCCCGTTTTTGTAGATAAAAAACCCTGGCATCACGTATGCGCTCAGGTTTTCAAGTTTTCGCGTGTATCTAGCGGCGGTTTTTTGTGCCTTAAGCAACGAGTCAAACTGCTGCTGAAAAAGCAGCGTTGAGCTTTCAGCGTGTAGATATGTCACGCAGTAACTCAACGCCCGCCTCCTTGCGCTTGGTATTGCGCCAGCAAAGTTGGCAAATGAAACCGAACCGCCTTGCCAAAATTTACTCCTCTGATCACGCCCGCAGCGTTGAGTTGCTGGACGTAGTTTTTAGACAATCGCAGCGCGGTAGCGGCATCGTCTATCGTTCCGAGGGCAACCCCGTTCGCTACATCGGGCGCAAGGGTAGGCCACTCGCGGAATTTTCGGGGCTTGCTCATAAAATTAGCCGTCCACACAACCGCAGGGGATTTCGTGCGGCTCAATGTCAAGCAGGAGCTTGGCTTGGGCGGCGTCCATCGCCAGCCAGTCTGCCCACTTGTTGCCCTCGCCGCCGAGACCGCGAGCGGGCATCATTCTCGTTTCTGTCCGCGATGACCCATCCTCCTGCTCGATGGTGACTTCCCGCGTTTGAGGCGTTGCACATTTTGCCTGCCGCTCAATGGCCAGGGCCACATTCAAGAGATCAGGGTTATCGGATTGGAGTTGCAGCACCTCACTCCGTTTCATAGCAGGGCAGAAGTAGCACGAAGATTTCCCCGGCTGCGGCAGGTTGTTTCGTTTGATAGCTTCCACGCAGTCGGCCCGCCGCCAGCCCCACTCCACCAATGGAAACCAATTCGTCGCCCACTTCTCGATTGCGGGCTTGACCCGGTGCGCCTCATTGGCATCAAAGCCGATGGCCCGAGTAGCAGTCTTGTTCCCTCGCTCCTTCATAAATCGCCGCAGCACGGCATTTTGCGGCTGCGATTTGTATTTGACCGAGCAGGCTTTTGAGCCGTAAGCCAACGCTGGCAGCTTGTGTCCGCGCAGGCACTCGCCCGCTAACCCCTCAAATTTTCCCGCCCTTAGCGTCCGCACCACGAGTAGCTCTAAACCCCACCACTCACGCACTTTGTCCTGCATAACTTCAAGATGCTCGTAGGTGTGCGGCATCTCAGCCCCGGTGTCCGCAAACAAGATAAGATCGGGCTTGATGTCTCGCTCTCGAAAACCGCAGAGCATGGCCGTGGAGTTAGTGCCGCCACCGTAAGCGACGGCGAGCAAGTGCAGGGGTTGTTTCGGCTTGCTCACAGCTTGAAGAACAAATGACCGCCGACAACCGCCACAGGAGTTTTCCCCTTCGACCAATACGGCGAGACAGACTTGGTATGGTAGTGATTGGCCAGCCCAACCGTGGCGACGGCAGCGGGCTTGCTCGCCAGATCAAGTGCCGATTTCCAAGCCGTGCTTGTTTTTGCGCGAGCTACGAGCTGCTCCGGCGTTGTTTGATTTAGGCAACTAAACTGCTTTTTTGCCGTTACAACTTGCCACTCGGTCTGCCTTCTCTCCACGGCGCGAACCTGTACTACCTCACGCACAGCTCGCATTCCCGCAACACCATCGCCAGCGGCCTCGGCCACCAGCACGGCGGCGACTAGCTCTTGACTCGTCGGCTGCGCGGCGTGCGCGTTGCACGCGACAGCGACAATGCCAGCGGCGACCTTCAATGCCCGTCGCACCGTCAAGGCCTCCTCTAAGATTCGCGTTCGGGTTTTGCCAAGCCGATCTGATTCCTTGGCCAGCCAATCGGCTAGGTCAGGCGGCAGCTTGAATGAGCAGAGACGTTTTAGTTTGCGGTGCTTGTTTAATTTCACGCGCAAAGGGTTACGTGTATTTACACGTAACGTCAACTATTTACTTGCAAAGCGTATATACGCAGGGCAATTTTAAGCTATGAAAACAGGCGTTTTGTGCAAAAAGAAAATTACGCGAACCTTCCGCTTGTCAGATGGTGTTCTGGCCTGCTTGCAAGCCGTGTCGCGCCGTTCGGGGATCACTATGACGGCTTTGATTGAAAGGCTGGTGGAAAAGCATTTGCCAGCCGAAGCCGTCATTATGGCGCAAGAGCGACTGCAAAACCTGAGCGAGCCTAATTTAGCCGCGCAACCTTCCAGTCCACCCGCAACCGACGCGCAGAACGTCGCGCAGGCCGCGCTTGCAGGGCTTGCGACGAGACGCGAAGCTGCCTCACCCATCGCTCCAACTTTGCCGCCAGCGCGAGCCGGTCAAAAGGCGAAAGCCGTCCGGCGATGACTTCAAGTTCTGGCTCTAGCAATACACGTTTGCGAGGTTGTTTGTTCATCGTCAAATCGTGCTGCAATAGCTCGGACAAGTGCTGTCCCATTACCTAGAATTGACTGCCAACAAAACTGCCAACACGGTATCCGACTTTTGAAAAACCTAGGAAAAACAGCACTTTTGCTTACCTTGACACGGTAGGGGTCGCAGGTTCGAACCCTGCACCGCGCACCACCCTTTTCTTCTAATGAATCCCCCAAAATGCTTGGTTTTTGACGTGTTTTTGACGTTTTCTTCGAGCGATCTGTTTTGCCCAAAACCCCACCTTGACCCATGGCAACCCTTGGAATTTAGGAAAAAAACTGCCAACAAACTGCCAACAGGCTTGCCCAAATGACCACTCGGAAAGTAATGATTCGCGGCGAGGTTCGCTGGATGGTTCAGTTTTGCCACGGCAAAATTCGTCGTCGTTTCTTTTTCCGGTCAAAAGCCTTGGCGGATCTTAAACTTGGTCAACTTAGGCAAGACCGCGAAGCGTTTGGTCGGGGTTGGGTTGACTTGGAATCCAGCGAGCGGGTGATGCTGTGCGAGATTTTGACTGAGGCCAAGGCCAAGGGCGTGTCCCTGCGCGACGTATGGGCAGCTTACAAGGCTGGCAAGGTTGCAGGTGTCACCGGCAGCGTCAGCGTGACAACGGCCCTGCAGCAACTTATCGCCGCCAAACGCGCTCGCAATTTGCGGGAAAACTACGTGGCGCACCTAGAGCGTACCGTCCGCCAGTTTGCGGTTGGCAAAATGGAAATGCGCGTTGACCAGTTCACCGTTGACGACCTGAGAGCATACGTCAGCGGAGTGGCAACTCCTGGCGGTCAAGCCACTAGGCGAGGTCGGTTGCTGGCCTTCTTTGGGTTTTGCCAAAGCCGCGATTGGCTGGTGGTCAATCCAATGCTAAAAATTGAGCGGCCCAAGATTGACCGCGAGCGGCCTGAGTTTTTGCCGGTTGAAACTTGCCGCAGGCTGTTAGATTGCTTTTGTCCTCGCTCGCTAGGTTGGCTGGCTCTGGCTTTGTTTGCTGGCATTCGCCCTCAGGAGGCCGCGCAAATAAACTGGCAACAAATCGACCTTGAAGGCGGAACGGTCAACCTAGACGCAGCCACACATAAGACCCGCAAGCCGCACACGGTCACGTTGACGCCGAGCGCAAAGGCGTGGCTCGGTCACGCAAGGAAACTAGGAGCAGAATTGCCAGTGGCAAAAACCTCTTTGCGCCGGGACATGAGGCAAGCCCGCGATGCTATGCAGTGGCGCAGTTGGTCGAAAGACGTGTTGCGGCACACGTTTTGCACTTATGGAGTAGCAAAGTTCGGGCAGGCTTGGACGGCAAGGGAGGCGGATCACAGCGAATCGGTCTTGCGTCGGCACTATGCCAACCAAGCCAGAGCCAGCGATGCCGAGGCGTTTTTTAGACTGCTGCCGCCACTAGCAAAAACGTCCCCCGATTTAACGCGATAAAAGGTGGGAAGAATTGCGCTAGTGCGTCGCCTCAAAGGTTGCGTTGTGCTGGGCTGCCAGCAAGCGAATCGAGGTTGCCACATCGCGCAAAAAGGCGTCTCGCGCTTGGCCGTTACGTTTCCATTCGACGGTCATAAACTCAGTCATTCGCTCAGTTTCGCCGCGCTCCGCATCGGCCCAGCCAGTCAGTTGAATGGTAATTTTCATTTGAAAAAGGGAGATGAAGTTGCCGCAAGAAAAGCGTCGCGCAACTTAAATTTGCCGCTGAGAAACTATTGCTTGACCTCCGCAAAATAGGCCACCTGCCGGACGCTTACCGAATTAGCACGGCGAATTTTCTGCATTTTCATTATGCCAAATTTAACTGCCCGCTTGCACATCACAAAGGCGGTGTTGCGTGATCTGTGCCACACCTTTGCCCATTCTTCGGCGTTCTTAAAACCGGCTGGCACTGGCTCCTCTAGCTTTTGCAAGCTCGCGTGCTGGATTCGCTCTAAGAGTTCGTTCGCTTTCATAGCGGCAAAATCCATTCGGCTTGATTGGCTGGCTGTTCATGCAACCAAAGCACGCTTTGACCGCAGGTCTTGCTCTCGTGGTAAAAGCCCCACACGAAGCCCTGACTCCACGCCAAGGTTGACCGTCTAGTCTTGGCGTACTCAAGTGCGCCTTTTTTAGTTAGCGTGCCGACACAGTACCCGGTTGGGCAATCGACACGACGCCCTTTCATTGCTCCGACCTTGTGCGTGTGCGCGAAGATCACGTTGCCATACATCTCGGCCATGTCTCGCGGGCTGTTCTCGTTGTAGATCGTCCCGTGGGTAAGTGTAACATTGCCGATTTGCCGCTGTTGAAAAACGCCATCATACGGCACAAGCTCGGCTCGCAGCTTGTGGCACGTTGACGCGATCTGCTTCACAATGTCGTAAGCGGCGTGGGCAATGATGGCGTTGGGCGAATGCTGCAATCGCCAGAGTCGATCCTCGTGGTTGCCGCAAAAAACCAGCGTCGGCTTTAGCTTTTCAAGAAAGTCCAACCCGCCGTCCACGTCAGGCTGCGGTGCTTCGGCTTGCGCTTGCAAACTGGCCGACGCCATAAAGCAGGAGAGGTCGGTAAAATCGCCCAGATGAACGCACGCATCCGGTTTGTATGCTTCACGAAATTTCAGCACCGCAGCGATGGCTTTAGGATCGGCATAGAGGCCATGCGAACAGCCAACGGCCAGCAGCTTCTTCCATTTTTTGCCCACGTTCATCGCGCAACGGGTGGAACCGGCAGCTTTAGATGGTCGGTGGATTTACAGCCAGCACTCGCGCAGAGATACGCCGCGAGCAAGAGCGTCGCCCACATTGCAAGTTTCATAGTTGGAATAGTTCAGTTGTGATTCGACAAAGACATAACGGTGCGGTTGTCCATTTTTCGTGACCGCAAGAATCGCGTTACGATGTGCGCCATCGCGCACGCCGCAGAGCGAGACGCCGTTGGGAATCAGCACGGACGATTCCAACGCAGCGGCTCCCACGTCCTCGTCGCCGTACAGTCGCCGGGTGGACAGAATAAGCTCGGCCACGAATCGCTTGTTGATCTCCTCGCAGTTCCGGCGCAGCGAGTTGTTGGTCAAGGGCTGCTCTGGCAAAGTGTTCAAGGTGCGTTTTACGTCGCCCCAATACGGCCAGAACTCATCGCGCAACCACGCTTCGTCGTAAACGTGAACCACGGGCGCAGTCGCCAAGTCTTGCAACCGGCAATCCGGCGCGATGATGGCCAGTCCAAGCTGGAATTCTAGCCACGTGATTTTCACAGTGATCGCCTTTCATCCTCGCAGCGAGTCAAGGCAACGTCGCAACGCGCAAAGGCTTCGGTGTTGCGGGCTAAAGCCTTGTCGAGCTTTTCGGAACACTCCTTAAAATTCACGTCGTGCGCGGCGGCAATCTCCTTCAGTGCTGCCAAGCGTTGTGCGCTTTCCTCGAAATACTCGCGGCGTTGCAAACGTATTTCGCGCAGGAAATAAACCGTGGTGACTATGACCGCTGCCGCCGCGACGTTGCTGCTCAAAAGTTGCTCAATAATCTTTTCCATATCAGGGTCGCCAATGTTCCGCCGTTCGTGCCGTCGCCAATCGCAACGCAAAAGCCTCCTCCTGAGTCACGTTCCATTCGGCGGTCTGCTTGGCGGCTTCGCGCACTCGGCTCACCGTGACCCAAATTTCGCGGGCTAGATCAATCACAACTGGAACCACGGCCACCCATGAGCCGGTGGACTGCGTTTGGCTCGCGTTAGCCTCGGCCACCAGAGCGTCAACGGCTGAAGCCTTGCCAGATCCTGCGGTTGAGGCGGGATTCCACACGCGAATCTCGGCCACTAATGTCTCGGCCACGGCCAGAGCGGTCATCAGGCTGGCGCGATTCTCTGCCGTGCGGTTCACCTTGAACGCGAGGCGCAGGCGGTTGGCAGTTTCAAACGCTGCCAGGGCTTTAGCTCGCATCTGTGACGCAACGTGGCGCACTTCTTTAGGCAAATCAGCGCGGCGGCGAAGTTCAACCGATAAGAACGAATCAACCGAGGCCAAGCCGACGGACAGGATTTGCTCGGCACGAATTACGGCGGACGTTTCGCCCGGTTGCGTGTGTAGGCATCCGCACAACGCGAGGACGCTGGCCAGCAAAGTAAGCAAGAGACGGCTCATGATGGTGGTTGGCTTAAAGGTTGCGAGCGATTGGAAATTGATTGGTCAATGTAAGCCCGAACTGCGGTCATGCCTGCAATCGCGCTGGCAATGCCGGTTCTTGCCCATTGCATCGTTGACCAATCGCTGAGTTGGGTAACGTTTTCGGTCTGCGCCAAAAAAGCCGTGCCAGTAGCGATCCAGAAGTAGCACTGGGCGCGGAGGTCAAGAATGAGGGCGAAGCGGGTCATTGGCCTAACACCTCATAAAAAGAATAAGTCGCGTTGTGGTTTGTGTAGGCAGTGGTGAACACATAGAATCCCATAAAAAGTTCCCAGCTTGAGGATGTATCTACAAAGCTTGATGCATTGTTGATCAACACAGCCGAGCCTCCTTGGACTTGATTGGTGTAACTGTTCCAATTCTGAAACAAAACAGTATTCGGAGCCGTTACTATTTTGCCAACGGACGTTCCTGATCCTCCGCTGCCAGCCGCGCCGTTGGCTAAAAAATTAGTGTTGGAACCGACGTAAAACACGTATTGCGGCCCTACCGAGTTGGCATTTGTGCGAATGGAGCTAACCGAGTAAACTACTGTGCTGCTTGTGCTTAACAATGGAGGCATCGTGACCTTAAATAATTTGGTGACGTTTTCATAGTCCCCGTTGTTAGTCTTGTCGCCAACCACAACGGCAATGGTGGGAATGTAAACATTGGTCGCAAACAACAGCCTTGTGCCAATTTTGTTTACCGTGAAAAATTTCGCTGCTTCAAATTGATTCGTCCCGTTCAGCAAGGCCAGATTGGTCAAAGCCACCGTCGGCTTGTTGTTTAGTTGCGTTTGCACGCTGCTGGTCGCGTCGAGGTAGCCAAGGGTTGTGTCTGTCACGGTTGAGTTTGTCAGGTTGCCGTTGGCATCAATTACAGGAACACGCGAAGCCGTGACTCCGGTAAATCGCATTGGGCCAGAGAACGTGTTGGTTCCGTTCAGCAAGGCCAGATTGGTCAAAGCCACCGTCGGCTTGTTGTTTAGTTGCGTTTGCACGCTGCTGGTCGCGTCGAGGTAGCCAAGGGTCGTGTCCGTCACGGTTGAGTTTGTCAGGTTGCCGTTGGCATCAATTACCGGAACACGCGAAGCCGTGACTCCGGTAAGTCGCATTGGGCCAGAGAACGTGTTGGTTCCGTTCAGCAAAGCGAGGTTCGTGACGCCGCCCGTGACCGTCCGGTTGGTCGTGGTTGACAGCATCGGGAAAGTTTGCGCGTAGCCGTTAATGGCCAGCAGCGCGGCTATGAGCAGCAATGGTTTCATGGTTTTGTTAGTTGGTGACTTCGGTGTAATCCAAGGTTAAGGCCCACGCGATGTTGGTTGCCGCCTCGCCGGTTACACGGGCGCGGACGGCTCCGTTGGTTGTGTCAGCGTCGAGGGTGAAGCCCCAATCAAAAGTGGGAATTGGGTTGATCTGCAATTCGTCGCCGGACGAGACGGTGATAGTGGCTGCGGACGCGCCACGCTCGGCTTTGCCGACAAAATGCAGGGCTTGGGTTTGTGCGGCTGAAGTTAAACCGGTGGGCACGGTGGTTTGGCCAGCAGTGTTGTCTCCCCACGCCACCACGTTGCCATCCGACTTCAAGGCCACGGTGTGATTCCCACCTGCCGCGATGGCCACCACGCCGCTCAGGCCGGCGGGCACGGTGGTTTGGCCACTGCTGTTGCTTCCCCACGCCACCACGGTGCCATCCGACTTCAAGGCCACGGTGTGACCACCAGCCGCCGCGATGGCCTCCACGCCGCTCAGGCCGGCGGGCACGGTGGTTTGGCCACTGCCGTTGCTTCCCCACGCCACCACGGTGCCATCCGACTTCAAGGCCACGGTGTGATACACACCCGCCGCGATGGACTCCACGCCGCTCAGTCCAGCGGGCACGTTGGTTTGGCCTTGAGAGTTGGAACCCCACGCCACCACAGTGCCATCCGACTTCAAGGCCACGGTGTGTAAATCACCTGCCGCGATGGCCACCACGCCGCTCAGTCCGGCGGGCACGGTGGTTTGGCCAGAGAAGTTCAATCCCCACGCCACCACGGTGCCATCCGACTGCAAGGCCACGGTGTGAAACCCACCCGCCGCGATGGAATCCACGCCGCTCAGTCCAGCGGGCACGGTGGTTTGGCCTTCGTGGTTCCATCCCCACGCCACCACGGTGCCATCCGACTTCAAGGCCACGGTGTGATTCCCACCCGCCGCGATGGCCACCACGCCGCTCAGGCCGGCGGGTACGGTGGTTTGGCCTTGTTCGTTGTGTCCCCACGCGACCACGGTGTCATCCGATTTCAAGGCCACGGTGTGAAAATCACCACCCGCAACTGCTGTCCAAGTCGCGCCTGCATTTCCTTCTTCAGCTCGCGCTACCAACCGGCCCGCAAACGTCCACGCGCTTTCGTTTGGCAAGGTCGCTCGCCCGCCCGCGCTGGTAAGCATTTCCGTTTGCGTTGCGTCGGCGGTGTTGGCAACCAGCCGAACGCTGCCGCCCCCGCCTGCGTCGACGTGTTCGTAGCCAGTCTCGTCGGCTTTCACGGCCAGCAATTTGCCGCCCGCGCCTGCTAAACTTAGCTCTGCCAGCGAGGTTAGTTCGGCGTCGAGCGGTTGCTTGGCGGCTAAATCACTGGTGAGGTTGGTGATTTGCGACTGGGCCAAGGTCAGCGGATCACTGCCGCCGCTGGCGTGCGAAGCAGCGTGCGCGGCGTGGTCGGCAGAACAACAAGTATTTGCAATGTAAATTTGACCTAAACCGTGTACCGCAATTAGTTTGTTTCCGCTGGAAGACGAGGCGATGTGAAACCAGTTGCGAATGCCCGCGCTTATCTGCTCCGTCCAAGTCGCTCCCGAATTTGTCGAAGTATAGATTGCGCCACCAAATAATGCAGCGCACAGTCTTGTTCCGTTTGCCGACGATGCAACTGTGACGCGAGAGCCAATCGGAATTTGATTTGGCACTCGCGCCGTCCAGGTTACCCCCGAATCTGTCGAAGTGTAAATCTGGCCCAAAACTCCCTCGTCTTGTCCCGCAGTAGCCGCTATAAGCTTGGTTCCGTCAGCAGATGAGGCAACAGAAATCCATGGTCGATCAGCATCTGTTATTCGTGCTGTCCAGGTCACGCCTGAATCCGTCGAAGTGTAAATCTTGCCGTCACCCACCACTGCCACAAGCCGTGAGCCGTCTGACGACGAGGCGACACCTATCCAAAGCCGTGAGCTTTCTCTTTCCGTCCAAGTCACCCCCGAATCTGTCGAGGTGTAAATTTGGCCTGCATACACCACCGCGCAAAGCTTCGAGCCGTCCGCTGACGAAGCAACGTCACTCCACTGGCGGTTGCTTTCTCTCGCCGTCCACGTCACTCCCGAGTCTGTTGAGGTGTGGATTTGCTCCCCATAAGTCAATGCAACTATTTTTGAACCGTCCGAAGACGAAGCAATTTCCTTCCAAACGCGGTTTTGTTCTCGCGCTGTCCAAGTTACGCCCGAATCTGTCGAAGTGTAAATCTGGCCGTTTTCTACTGCGGCAACAAGTTTCGTGCCGTCAGACGAAGATGCAACCGCCACCCAGTTCCGGTTGCTGTCGCGGGCTGTCCACGATAAATCAATTACCTCCCCATCGCCCGCTGCGTCAACGTGTTCGTAACCACTCTCGTCAGCTTTCACGGCCAGCAATTTGCCGCCCGCGCCTGTCAAACTTAGCTCTGCCAGCGAGGTAAGCTCTGCGTCGAGCGGCTGCTTGGTCGCCAATAGACCAAGAAGCAGGCTTTCGTCAACATCTTCGGGCAAGCTGGCTTCCGTGGTCAAAACCTCGTTGCTGATGGTAATTGGAGCTTGGAAAGTGAACTGCTCCTCGCCTGCGCCTTGGATTAACTCAACTTCAAAGGTCTGGCTGATTTCGTCGCCCGTGGCGGCATCAAGCGCAGCCACCATTTGCTCGGTGAAGATGTTAAGGACTCCTTCAAAACAGTAGTCGTCGTTATTCCAAGTCAGCGATTGCGCGGCCAAAATATCCCCACCGGGATCGCCAATGCCGACGCGACAAGAGTAGCCTTCTAGCTCCTCAATCTCCGCTGGCGATCCCAACCCGCCGTTAGGCGTGGGCGAGAGGAAGAAAATTCTTAGCGACAACTTCGATTCCCTAAACCCCTTCGGCAGTTGGTAGGACGATAGGTTTTTCTCTGACTGAACGAAAGCCCCGGTCTGATTGGAGGGGCGAAGATTAATGTAAAGGTCGCGTGAGGCCATAATGTTAAAGAATTAAATTCTTGGATAGGAAAAGCCAGAGGCGCGATGGATTCCCGCTTCGTCGTCTAGCACAGTCTCCCAACCGTTGACTTGTGCTTCAGAAACCCACTTGCGAGCGTCAATGTTTAAGTCAATATAAATTCCGCCATCGCCTACGTTTTCCAGCAAAGCAACATGGATCGTCGAAGGATTAGCCGGATCCCAACCGCCGCCCAAATTTACCGCAGGCACGATGTAAGGAGGCCACACAACTTCCAACAGTGGCGACTGATTCAAGGGCGTTTCTCGCGGCAAACCGGTCATAGAATCAGTGGTCAAATAAACATCTCTTGCAGGCGCGTAAATCAGTCGTAAACGGCTTTGCATCCCACCAGCAAATCCGTCCACGCTTCTAAAATCAGGATAGGTGGTGGTTCGCATCAAATAATCTTGCGTGAACCAATACAGCCAAGCCGGATCATGCGGTGTGCCTTGCCCAGTGCTGTAAGCTGAAATGATTGCGGCGTCGTATTCGTGATATCCGGACACATTAAGATCGGGCGGTTTCATCACTGAAACGACTTCGCCGTTGTAAAGCTCTACCGTCAAACTGTTTGGCTCGACGGAAAGCACCTGCCCAAAACTTATCTCAGAGCCGCCGCCGCCGCCGCTTGCTTTTCTAGGCAAACGCACCGAACGAACCACTCCGCGAGTCGTGTGTTGCACGGTTTCGCCGGGTGAGCTAATCGGGCGAAGCGAGTTGATAGCTTCCGTTAGCCGGTCAAACTCCTGGCCGATTTTGCCGCCGAAAATGGATTTGGTAAGCGGAAAGTTCATCACGCTATACGCTCGTAAATGGGTGAGATGCGGTCGCCATGCCACCATTCCTGATCCAGCGACCACTTGCCGTTGCTTTGCTGCTGCTTGGTTCCGTTGCGAGCCAGCCACTCGCCGCCTGCTGGCATCTCTGATTGCACGCCTGCTGGTGGGGCAAAGGCAGCAATCAACTGAGCGCGGGAATAGACCTTGTTGGCCGAGGCCAGAAAAGTGTACGCCGAGTCAAATGCAGAAATAACTCGTGTGCGACGGAGGACAATTTGCGAGATGGCAAAGGCAATTTTTCCTTGAGCGATCATCTCTACCATTGCTTTCGCTTGCGGGCTTGAGACTAAATCAATGTGCTGCTCGCGGGTTCCGTTTCCGTCCAAAAAGTTTTTTATCAAGTCACGTTCAGTGTCACCGTCTACGCCCGCGCCACCAGGAAGGTCGTCAAAGTAATCGCTCTCGATTATGCTTTGCTCCAGTTCGTTAGATTGTACTGACCAAGTAGTAATGATTTGCGGCTCCGCAGAACTTGAAGCCCCGTCTTGCGCGTTGGCATAAGACACCTCAACCACCGCCAGCGGCCCTTCGTCGGGGATGATCCGAATGTTTGACCCGTCGATTAAAAGCGTCGGCACAAACGCATTGACCGCCTCTTTTGTACCGCGAAAACGGCGCGTCGTTTTCCAGCCGTCGCGCACGCTCCACACGCGCTCGGCCTCTAGCTCGACTACTTGATTGTCGCCAATCGAGATCATGTGAGTGCGCCAGCGGTTTGCGTGCTGGCCAGTGCGGACTGCGCTCCGAATTTCGCAGTGTCTTTGGTATTCTTGGCGATCTCCTTGAGGAAATTCTCACCGGCTGGCTGCGCGGATTTCCCAAATGAAAAGCCGATGCGTTCCAAACTGTTGACCAGCGGATCGGCAACCTTGAAGCTGGCCGCAACTTCTGTTTCGGGTTTTTCCGGTTTTAGTTGAGCCTCGGCGTCCAGTGCGGCGGCTTGCTTGAGGAGCATTTTGCGCTCATTTGCCACGCCGCCTTCCTCACCAAAAACAATTTCTGCAAGAGTGGCTTCGCGTCGCAACTTTGCAGCCTTCTCCTCAAGCTTAACGCGCCGCTCGGCGGCAGGCAGCAAATTTAGTTCTTTGTCGGCCACTGCGTCGCGAAGCTTTTGAATTTGCTGCTCTGCCCTTATTAGCGCGTTCTGGTTGTCAGGCGCGTTTTGGCCAGCAAGTCGTGCGGCCCGTGCCTCTGCCTGAGCGCGTTTTTGATCTTCGCGCTGTTGCGTCATTGCAACGCTAGTTTCGTTTGGCTCGGTGAACTGCCGGTAAAGCTCGCGAAAGCCCGCCGTCGGGTCAAATGGGTTTTCGCGCTGAACTTTTGCGACTTTGAAAGGGTCGAGCGTGGCAAGCTGAGAACCAAGGATGCGAATGGCAAAAATCGCGTCGTCGGCCATTTCGGACAAAAAGACAATTGCAGGCGCAAGAGCTGATCGGAGCGTCATCGCCAGCACACTCAGTTTGTGGTCCGCCTCGTCAATGGCTGCAATGTCCTCCGCTGAGATGATGGGCGCATCTGCGCCGGTTTCCTCCAATCCGGCCTTGAAGGTTGGAATAAGCGCACCCGCGCTTTTGCCGCCAACGTCACGCAACGCAGGCAATAATGATTGTGCGTTTCCGGCTTGCACGGTGCGGCCAATGATTTTGATTAACTCATCCAGCCGTCGATTTTTTAGGTCGTCCATCGAAACGCCTAGGCGAGCAAATGATTCGACCATTTTCTCGTTGCCTTCCAAAGCTTCCTCGCGGGCAACAGAAAGTTTTTCTAAAAAGCCGGTCATGGTTTCAAGGTTTGTTCCCGAAAGTCGCGCAGCGTAGTCCATCCTTTGAAGCTCGTCGGTGGATATGCCAAGTCGGTCGCTCAAATCTGTGATTTGACCGGCGTAGTTTAGGACTGCCTTGCCCGCCGTCACCACCGCCGCCACAGAAAACGCTCTTGCTAGTTGCCCTTTAAGTTCTGAGCTAATGCTTTTGCCCAGCCCCTTGGCGGCTGACTCTGCCTGCTTGACGCCCGCTTGAAAGCCGGACGAGTCCAAGCCCAACCGCGCCAAAATTGACATGAAGGCCATGCTAGTTTAGGCGGTTGTTGAGGCTATGCTCTAGCTCGACGAGTTTGGCACGCAGGGCTTCGTCGTCGGTGGTGTCACAGATTTTGCAATTACCCTCCATGGCGTGGCTGGTAAAATAATCCCAGAGGCACAAGCCCCAAGGCCGGTCAAGCAGTTCGGCCTCCGAAAAATTTAGCTTGCTCATCAAATAAACCTTAACGGTTTGCACCAGCGGAACGTGCAAGGGATCGTTGCTTTTCTTGTCTTGCGGCACAGAAAAGATCGGGAACGAACTGCCAGCGCGAAGGTACTCAACGAACTGCTCTGCGGCTTGCGTTGGGGAAAAACCAAGCTCCGGTTTTCGCCCGCCCCACCAATAACGGGGCTGCAAACTGCGTTGCCACTTGCCGACCAGACTTGGCAGCTTGGGATTGTCCATGTCGCGCAGGGCTTCAGCGTAAGTTTGCGAGCAAATGACAATCCCTTGGATTACATCTTCCAATGCCGGACGACCGCCCATTACAAAGGCGTTGTCAAAACGCGACAGCAACAGAACGTGGCCAAGCGAATAAGGGCGAAGCCGAATGCCCAAGACGCTGACCGGGGTTGGTATCGCGGCAAAATAGAAATCCGCGCCCATTTGAAACAATCAGGAGAGGTCGATGCCTTCCAACTTCTCTAGCGTAAGCGAAAAAGAAACCACGCCATCAACTCGCTCGTTGATCGACGCCGCCGTGACCATGTATGAGCTATTGGTCGAGGCCGCATGCGATCCTGCGACGGTAACGGTTGTGCCGATGGCGGGCAAAGTTGCAGCAGCGGTAGGCAGGATTTCAACGGTTAGGGTAGTCTTGAAATTGTAATAGACCACGTTAACCACCTTGCCGTCCGCGCCTCGGTTGTCGGCACGCTCGGCCTCGTCGCTCCGCTGAATGCTCTGGACAATCCCTCCAACCACGCCCGTTCCGGATACGGCTGCGTCCGCGAGAATGCCCCATGTAAGTGATGTGCCTTTTTGAACGCTCATAAGATAGAATAAAGTTGCTTATCAGTATGCCTAATGCTTGCCCGTTGTCAACTAGGATTTTAGATTGAGGCCGGACAGCAAGTGACGCGAAACGAAGCGGAATTTACGTGTGAATCGTCCTCGACTGATTGGCTCAACTGGCCGAACTCCACCATAAAAGCCTTGAAGTCGCTAATGGCCGCGCTCAAATCGGCGGCGGCGGTGTCGGTGGTGAGCGCGTCAAATACGGTGGCGCAGCGAAGTTCATGCTGCGCCGGGGTGCTATCGGATTTATTTGAGCGCACGCTGACAACCAGCTCGACTTGTTGGATTCCGGTGAACTGCAAACCCTGCGGCGGGCTGGCCGAGGTCGCCTCACAGATCGCGCACGGCAAAGTGATTGCGTCGGTGTCGAGGCCGGTGAAGACGGCAAGGCCGGTTGACGAGGCAGCGGAAGCGATAACGGCGGCGGCGGCTCGCTCGACCTTGGCTTGTACAGAGGAAAAGGGCATGGCTATTTAGTTGAGGTTTTGGGCGGGATAAATTTGTTGGCCGTCTTTTGCAGCTTGTCAGCGATGTATTTTTGCATCGCTTGAGTTTCAGCATGAAAAGCCTTTCGCAACCCTTCCGTTGCCAGTTCTTGACCCTTTGCCCGTGCCTTTGAATCGTTCCAACGCACGCCGAGCGTGGCGTTGTTTTCGATTAGCGCAAAAGGGTTAGGCCCAGGCTTGGCCGGGGTACATTGGCCAAGGTTAGCTGATCGACTAACCACGTCGGCGGGTCGTTGATAAGCCTCGCCCACCAGCGACGAAAGCTTTTTAATAGACACAATCCAGCCTGACCGCAGAAATCCAATGGAACGCAGTTTGGCGGCAATCCATTTGCGAGCAGCCTTGGCGATTGCTTTGCGGTTTTCAAACGATTGGCCAGAGCTGCGTCCTGCTTTTGACCGCGCTCCGAGGTATTTTCCAATCGCCTCGTTCTCCGCAAAATCGAATTTGCGCTTAACCTTCTTCTTTTTGGTTTTCTCAGACGTGTATTCTTTGACGCTCGCGGTTCTCAAGCCAAGATCCTCAATCGCAGAGCGTTCGGCTTTCTTTGTATTTGCCAAGGCTCCGTGAGCGATTCTTAAAGCCTTTCTGTTGAGAATCTCTGCCTCATCCCTAGAACTCAACTTTACATATTCTTTCAACGCACGATCAAACTCTCGCGTGTCAAAAGTGATGCCTGTGGGTTGATTTCCCGACGCCATGCCCGCAAATTAGCATAAGCTAGTCTAATATGCTATGCCAAAAAAAGCGCAAGAAACCGCCAGCTTTTGCAGCTAGCAAGCCTGCCCCTTGTCAAAGCGAAATCTTACAAATCTGCCGTGCCGGTACTTTCCGGCAGCGGTCAACTGCATGGCTTTAACCTCAATCCATGCGCCGATGCTGGCGGCGGCTTGGCGAATTTCCACCTCGCCAAAGCCAAAGATTCGGCCAGCGGGAATCTTGCGCCCCTTGACCATGCGCGACACGGCGACGGTCTGCGCGTCCTCGTCCACGCTGTCAAGTATCACATCCTCGGTGATTTCGCGCTTGAACCGCAGCCAGTCGTTCGGCTGGTGATAGGTTGAGCGCAAGTCTTTGGCGACTACTCCCTCGCTCGGTTCTTTGATCGCGTCAGGCGAGGAATAATGCGGAACAATCGCTATTTCGTGCGGCAAATTAAGCGTGGCAAGCTTCGCCAGTCGAGCCGCCAAAGGTTGCCCGCTCACGTCCTCGCCGTTGAGTTCTAGCAGGTCAAAAGCGCGAAAAGTGTCGCCCACCTTCTCACAGTCAAGCACGGCAGACGTTTCAGATTCCAAGCTGATTGGCTTGGACTGCATCGCTCGCCCGTGCCAGGTGCAACCGGAGGGAGACAAGCGAAGCACGGCTCGCTCGCCGTCAATCTTCTCTTGCCAGATAAAATTTGGGCCAAGGGCAACCGCCGCGCCAGATGCTTGCTCGTAAGCGAAACACCCGGCGAAACCTTTGGGCTCGTAACTCGTCACGCCCTGACCTTAGCGAGAGCGGGCGGGAACTTCAAGCGGTGGAAGGGCCGGAAACAAACTAGAAGCCCAGCTTATTTTCAGCCGGGTCAACGCCAGATCCAGCGGGCGCAATTCTCGGCGATTGGCAAACCGAATTCGCGCCTTTAACGCTGCCAGTGCCGCCGCCTCGCGTGCGTAAGTCATCGGTTCGTCGCCACGCATTTGAGTCTGGCTTCGGTGTTAATCTGGCTCAGGTCGATTTGCTCGACCCGATAGGAGCGCGAGCGATGCACCACAACGCTGCCTCGCGCTGGGGCTGGCGTGGGCAAATCCAAAACGCGAGCCGAGATCGTCACGTCGAAGTCGTCAAGAAACCCGCCCATGTCGTTTTTGCGGCCAGACGTGCGGAAGGTTACGGAACAAGGAATGGTGGCCGCGCCAAAGGTAAACGTCTCCCCAAGCTCGGCAAAGATGTAGCTCAGGTCGGCGTTTTGTTCACTGGCCAGGCTCATTTAATTTTGGTCTGCCCCGACGTTTGGGAGCAGTTACCGACGGCGCGTCTCCCACCACCGTTACCCGGCGTCGCCACGGCAGCGGCGCACGAAGCATCATGATCTCAACCTCGCCCGATAAACCGTTAGCGGCGAGGGCAGCGTCGTCGTGGAAAATCGCGTCTGCCGTTGGCGTTTGTTTCTTGTCGCCTAAAAAAAGGACGGCCAGCTTGCCGCTGCCGTCCCGTGCTATAGTTGCTGCAATTTTCATTCGGATGGTGTCGTTACGTTGCCCATCCCGGCCCAATGTCAGGCAGGGTTATTCAGAAACGATGCGCTTGATGTTGCCAGCGACGCCCACGGCCACGCCGTAGATGATGCCGACTTCCATGCGGTACTTGCGGTCATCCGCAGAATACCAGCGGCGGAACTGAAGCGAAAAACCAGACTCGGGATCGGTCACGGTCTCGATTTCGCCGGGGTAATTGGCAGGCGCGGCGGGCAAGCGGGTCGCAACCAGCAGACCTTGGTTAGTGCCGCACATACCGACGAGGTTTTCGGAGTTGCCGGGAATGTCCGTGTACTCGAAAACCGACAAGCCATGCACGCGAGGAATGCGGTTTTCCAAAATCACCGAGGGGCTACCGTAAGCGTAGGCTTGCTGCACCGAGGCGTCCTTGGCGAGGTTGGCGTAGTACGATGGGTTGATAAGCAAAAACCGGCCATCTTGAGGCACGTTGCCAGAGGTCAGCGTGGCGGCGAGGTCGGCGCAGTCATCGGCGTCAAACGTGCCAGCCGCGCCAGTGAAGCCTGCCGCGCCAAAGTTGGCGTTGGTCACTAGAGCTAGTGCGCTGTCAATGATCGCGTTGGCGATGCCGTTGACGGCGGGCTTGATGAAGACCTCGTTGAGGTTGACGCTGCTTTTGCTCCACTCGCTGTCGCTAAAAGCGATGCGCGTGCCTTTGTACAGACTCAAAGAAATCGTGCGCGAAGTGGTCGTCGCGTCCTGGTCTGCCGCCGCTGCCGTGAAATCCTGCGCGGTGGTCGCGGTGGCAACGCGAGTCGTTACGCTCTCACCCTGCGTGGCAACGTCAGAGGAAAAGTCGGTTGCCATCACGCTTCGCAGAAGCGGAAGCTTGGGCAGCAGGACGTCGAGGGACTGAGCCGCGACAGCAGCTAGGTTGATACCGTTGAGTGAATTTGGCATAGGTCAGTTGGTTTTTGTTTTTTACACTGCGAAGTGTTTGCGATGTTTCAGAAAGATGGCCCGTTTTCCGGCAGCGTCGGCTTTCGCATAAGCGGCCAGAATGTCGGCTTGGTTAGATTCGGTGGCCGTGGCAACCTGCAACGGCTTGGCAAGGCCGACGGAAGCGACTTGCTGCACGGCCAATGCCGCTGCGCGGGTTTCGACCTCGGCCTTAAAATCGCGGGCGGCGGTCTGTGCCTCGGCCAGTTTGGTCGCCAACTCGTTCCGCTCCTGCATGAGTGCGGCCTTTTCAGCGGCCAGCGCGACCATCTCGCCTTGCAGGTCGGCCAAGGCTTTCGTGCCTTCGGTAATGGCTTGCGAGCGTTCGCCCGCCTCGGCGAAAGCCTTTTCCAAACTAGCCTTGAGGCTGGCAATTTCTTGTAAAGCTGTCATAAGTTACGCTAAGACATACTATAAGCCTAGCTTATGTCAAGTCTGCAAGCATTATTTTTTTTGCCCCTGCCAAATCGACCACCACGGCATCACTTAGCTTGGCAAACGCTGACTCATACCCAAGGAAAGTCTGGCCTTGCATAGCGTCCTCAGACACGCCAGGGCGGTTGCTCATCACGTGCGACTTAAAAATTGCCGCCAGACTGTCAACCCGCTGCTGGATGTTGCTGGCTTGCTCGTCGCTAAGTGCGGTTCCGGGGACACCCGCGCCTTTGTATTTTCCAGATCGGAAAACGCGCACGGCTAAACCCATCATTGAAGCCATCGCGCTTTGGTCAGTGTGCGCGACATAAACTCCAATGCTGCCGACCTCGGCAGAGATTGTTGCGAAAATGGCTCGCGTTGGTGCGGCTAACCAGTAAGCAGCGGAACAGCACAGGCCAGCCGTGTAAGAGTAGATCGGTTTTTTTTGCGCGGCTTCGGCGATGTAGCTGCCAAGCTCAGGTGTCCCGGTCACAAAACCTCCTGGGCTGTCAAAATTAAGCAGCACAGCCCGCACTTTGGGATCGGCTAAAGCCGTCTCGATCTGCTCGCGGATTTTGCCGGTGTCGACAAAGCCAAACGCCGACGCAATCGCAGGGAGGCCGGTTGAGATTGTGCCTTTGATCGGCACAGTTGCGATGCCGTCCTCGCCCACGGTCATTTGCGGCAAGCAGTCGCCGTAGATGTCGCAATCCTCGTCGTCGTCGTTGGTGAAAGAGTGCGGCAAGCTTGCTTCAGAAACCTCGGCCACTTGAGCGGCCCAGCGTTTTGGGTCAATCAGCAAAACATCTTGCGAGGCGAGGGCAGCTTTCATTCGGATGGTTCGGGTTCAGTTATGGTTGACGGCGGGTTCGGGCTGCGTTGTTGCAAGAGCGACAGCGCGGCCTCGATGGTGACGCCGTGCCGAGCGGCGAGAGCTTTTGAGCGTGTGAGCAGGTCGTCGGCCTCGGCCTCCTGCTGGTCGCGCTCTTCCTCCCACCATTTGCCACGACGGGCGGCAATGTCTTTCAATGTGGTAAAGCCGAGCTTGTATTCCTCGCGGTCAACTTGGCTGGAATAGCCCTTGTCAGCGGTCATCTGTTCGGGCGTTTGGTGGGAGATTTTCCACCAGTCGGGATTCTCTGGCAGTTCGCCCTCCTTAATAGCCTTGGCAATCCGCCACGCATCAATGCGCCTCGCCATGTATTGAGCAACGCACTGATATTCCGCGATGGTGCGTTGCGCGATTTCCATGACCATGCGTAGTGACGCCCCGCCAATTTTGGTTGCGTCGTAGCACAGCTCGTAAGGAAAGTTGATTGCAGCAAATCCGTCGCGGGTGATTCGCTCCCAGAATTCCTGCGTGTTCTGCGATGGCCGCGAGCTTTCAGGGAACTCAATTTTGCTGCCGCTGTTGGCTCGGAAGATTCGCATCGTCGCGCCGTCGGTGCGTTCCTCGTAAACCGAGCCGCCGTTGGCTCCGCTGCCGCTGGTAACTTCGTCCGCATCTAAATCCAAGCTGCCTTCCTCGGTGTGTTCGACTACGGCAAAGCTGGCTTCCTTCTTCAGCGCGAGCCGCAGAAACTCAAATGCTTGCTTGCGGTCTTGCCAGTCGCGGATTCCCGCCGCGATTTGCGAAGTGCCACGGGTTTGATCGGCAAAGTCTGGCCGATAATAGACTGCCAAATCTGCGGTGGACACGTCGCGGGGCTGGCTGGCTCCGTCGTAAATCCGCCAGCCGATGACCCGGCCAAACGGGTTGAGAATGGCTCCATTGACTAGGAGGTTTCCGGCAAATGCCCCGTCTAACACTTCGCTGGCTTCGCCAACCGAGCCGATGCGATGCGCGGGGATTAGTTGGATCTGCGGATATTCGGACGACTCGCTGTGCGTAAGTAAAACGCCTACGTCGCCGTCGCGGATAATGCTGATGATGCCAACGCGCAGGACGTTTCGCCAGTCGTACATTCCACCCGACACGGTGCAGACCTTGTGCCACTCGTAGAGTAAACTCTCGGCTCGCTCGCCCCAATCGCCCTGTGGCCGTCCATAATATTGGGGAATAAACGCGTCGCCAATGGCCGTCGCTGCAATGGTGATGATGGCGTTTTGCAGCGGCGCGACGTTCGCGTAGAGATACCGGCCCAGGCTCATCAACTCCCGGTGGCCACTGCCAGCGATGGAGTTGTAATCAGCAGCAGCATTCCACACGCGAGGCGTGCGCGAATCCCAACGAGCCGAATCGTACAGCGTGTTGCCACGGGCAGCGGGTCGTCCGTAAGCGTCCAGAATGCGAAAGGGTTTTGCAGCCATGTCAGCGCGAGTTGAAATTGCAAACGGCGCGGGTGACGTGTGCGCCGTAGGTGTCGGGATCAATTTTTCGCAGGGCATACCGGCACTCCTCCAAAACCTCTTTTACTGGCATGGCAAATTGCTTGCCCGTCGCGGTGTTGCCGCTGCTCCAGGTCATCAAGGTCTTGCCTTCCGTCACCAAAGCTCGCGCCTGAGTGCGGATTTCCAAAACCTGCGCTGCCGTAAAGTCGGCAAAAATTCCAGAGGCCACGGGTTGACCATATATTAGCCGAACTTATTTTGCAAGCCCTTTGGATTAGCTGCGCTTTAATCGTAAAAAAAGGCGATTTACCTGTTGCAACGCAAGCGGCTTGCGCTATTGTTTAGCCATGAAAACGAACAACGCAACGCTGGATTCACTGATTAACTGGGTTCGCTACGAAATGGCGAACGAAACGCCCCGCACGGAAATCGTCAAGATGGTGGCTGAAAGCCTCAAGAAATCCATCGGCGAGAAAATGCCGGAAGATATGTCAATTCGGCTCGCCGAATACGGCATCACCCAAGCGGAAAAAGAAATCTGCCAACTCCAATGAGTGACACTGCGAAGCAATACCTCGCCGCAATCGAGCGGCGGGGCAGATGCCCGCAAAAACAACAAACCAAAAACATGAACACACACACACACACACCCGGCCCTTTGCGCAAAATCACCCAGCAGGATGCGGAACTCATAGCCATTGCTTCCCGGCTTCGCCAGTTTTCGTGTGGTAAGTACGACACTAAAACTGGCTTCTCCGAGGTCATCTACCACACAATGAATGGCGATTTGCTCGTCGTCATCGAGAAGTTCGGGGCTGAACCTCGGGTATCGTTGGCTCTTGCAGCCCTTGCCAAGGCGAAAGGAGGCGCGAAGTGAACCCGCAAAAACAAGAACTACACTAAAACAAAAAATGAAATATCGCCTGATTGACCCCTATTTCCGCTTGTTTAACGTCACCGTTGAGAACACGCCGCGAGGAATGCGAGATGCCGTCGCACTCGTGTTGGAAAACATGGACATGAACGAAGACCCCACATACCACGTACGCCACGGGTCGCTGGTGGTAACGGCAGCCCACCTGCGAATGATTGCGGCGCGTCTAGATAAATTTGCGGAGGACGAGGCAATTGGAAAATACCTCGGAGCGCGGTCAAAAGCAGGATTCAGCTCTGGTCAATCGTTTGAAAACCGCAAAGCAATCGCCAAGGCGAAAGGAGTCGCGAAGTGAATTCCTCAAACGAAACGGCTGGGGCAAAAACAATGGTGCGCTTAAATAAGGCGGAACACGCCGCCCTTGTCGCGGTGGCTAAATCGGCTGATGAAATGCACTCGGCCCGCATCATCAGCAGTTTATGGGATCAAGACGTGGCGTCAGTAAAAATGAGAAAAGCACTTAGAGCTCTCTTCAAAGTTCGCTTGTCCTGGCCTTGGCCTTGCCCGTCCCGGCCTTGCCGCCACGCGAGGCGCGAAGTGAATTCCTTAAACACAAACGAAACGGCTGGGGCAGAAACAATGGTGTGCTTAAACAAGGCGGAACACGCCGCCCTTGTCGCGGTGGCTAAATCGGCTGTTGAATTGATCAGCGCACGCTCAATGGGCGGTTTTGTGGATGTAGACGTGGCGGCAGTAAAAATGAAAAAAGCACTTGCAGCCCTTACCAAGTCGAAAGGAGGCGCAAAGTGAATTCGCTGGTTAAACAATATCTTGCGTTCATCGGCGCACGTGGCGGCAAGGCTGGGACAGGCAAGGCCAAGGCGAGGACAAGCGAACAAGCTCGCAAGGCCGCGCTCGCGGGCGTGGCCAAGCGGCGGGCTAAGGCGCAGGCTTTAGCTCATAATCCTTCGCCGCCGTCGGAATGACCGCGCCCCGGCTGAACGCGCTGGCGTCCATCGCCACCAGTGCCATCAGCAAACAGTCGCCGTAGTGATTGTTGCCCGAGTCGCGCCAACGCCAGACGGTGTTCCCTCGCGACCCCTTCTCAGGTTCGCGCCGTTCGTCTTGGATCTCTGCTATAAAGTCGCTGCCCACGTCGGCGGGCAGTTCAAACAACGGCCCTTTGCCTTTGAGTGCGAACAGGTAAAGCCGCCCCTTGTAGCTTTCGTTTGACCACTCAATTCTGGTCACGCCTTTTGTGGCTGCGCCCTTTGTGCCGATAAACGGATCAACCGAACTTACCCGAAACGGGCGGTGGACGATTCGTTTGCTTGCGTTCTTGTGAGCAAAACCGTCCTGTGCGCTGCCGCGCATAGCCAGCCAGTTCCAACGCACGCACTCGCGGAGAATTTCGGTCTGCCGGTTGCCGTCGGCAGAGTCGATGAACACGCCGCGATTGGCGACTCCTTTGGCCGTTTGCAAGGCGCGAAGGTCGTCGAAGTGTGAAAGCTGCCCGTAGTCCACAACGCGAAGCTCGCCGCCCTCGCGCAGTTGGCAGAGGGTGAACCGCAAGTGATCCTTTTGCACGTCCACGGTGACAATGCGTGTGGCCCGTCGCTGGTCGTTTGCTGGCCAAAATTCGCCGCGATTGTATTTGCCACAGAGTCTGCGGATTTCGTTCTCGTCCGCCACGTCGCCAATGAGCAGCCACGGTTCACCGAGGGTTTCGCGCACGAAGCTCTTAAGCGGTTCCATCTCGCCGGATTCGGCGCGTTCTTTCGCGGCTAAAAACTCACACGCCACGTCGTCCCAGCGAACCCAGATTGAGCTTAAGGCATTCCAGAAAAACGATTGCACGTTTGGCTCTGGCGTCGGGTTGCGATCATAACGCTCCAGGGTTTGCAGCAGCTTGAATTGCTCGCTCTGGTAAATGTTTGCTTCGCACGACTCGCACTGATAACGCACGGTTTTTCTAAGCTCGGCCCAGTTCCAACGCCCGCTCGGGCGCGTGGTGTCGTTAGTGTCCCACACCAGCCCGCCCTTGTCTCTGGCTTCGGGAAAAACCACCGACTTCTCGCGGCCAAAGCGAAACGGCTGGCGGTGTCCACAGTGCGGGCAAGCCCAGTGAAAAAATGTCTGCGTGCCTTGTTCCCACTGCGCATGAACGGTTTCGCCTGCGTTCATCGGCGTCGAGATCACAACGGTCTTTGAGTGGCTGTATGAGCGAACGCGCTTGCCGACCTTCTCAAAGCTAGACGGAGGCCAGTCGCTAACTTCGTCGCAAACCAGCCAGCGCACGGGCGTTGACTTAAGTTTCGAGGGCGAGTTTGCCCCGCGAAAATAAACTGGCATGGACGTGAACCGGACGAGGTTAAGCGTCTTGCCTGAGCGTTCGGCGGGCATCCTTGAAACGACCTCTGGTATTCTTTCCAATAGCGGCATCAACCGCGCTTTTGTGAATTCGTCGCAAGCCTCCTCGCTCGCCATTACCCAAAACATCGGGCCAGGTGCTTCGCAGATTGCCCAAGCCGCGAAGACCATGAGCGTTTGCGTTTTGCCTGCCTGAGCCGATACCATCAAGACGACTTTGCGCGTGCGGCGGTCTTGCAACGCATCAAAAACGGGTCGCACCATTGGCGAAACGTCGGTGCGGTATGGCCCCTCGATTTGCGAGAGGCCGGTCAAATCAATTTTGGCCTCGGCCCACTGCCACAGCGACAGTTCAGAAGGCGGGGTCAACCAGTCCGCCATCATGCCGTCTAATTTTTCGAGGCCGGTCATTTCGGCTTGGGAACGTGGGGCATACGGGAAATCTCTTTGAGCATTGCCCGCAGCCCGTCGTTGACCCGCCCCGCTACGAAGTCGCCCGGCTGGTTGTGGCAGATGGACGCCAGCCCGTCGCCAAAGTTGGAAAGCCTCGCGGTGAAGGCAGTCAGCACCGAGCCCATCGTTGCCGAGAGGGTGTCCACGTCAATCAGCTTGCCCTCCTTTTCGTCAGCTTCCATTTCGGCCAGCCGTGCTTTGGCTTCGCGTTCGCGGAGCTTGGCGGCGTCGAGCGTGCCAGCCTTTACCTTGCGAGCGGCAGCTTCGCGGTAGTATTTGACCAAACCGGCAAAGGTCGCTCGCAAATCATAGATGCCGTTATCCGGTGGCGGGAAATATCCCTGCTTGGCAAGCTGCCGGTGGCGTTTGTCCGTCAACCCGGTGAGGTTGCAAAGCTCCTCCCCGCTGATTTTCTGTGCGCCCTCGGCGGTGGCGTCCGCCTTGGCCCGCAGCAACACTTCGCGCTCGGCGTTGGAGATGGTTTCACCCGCCGCAACTCGCCGCTGGATGTTTACCAGGTCGCGCTTAAGGACGCGATCAATCAAGGCATGGTCTTGAGGTTCCATGTGTTAAGGGGACTGGAGCGCGGGGGTCGGTAGTGAGCCGCCCTTTGCAAGCTGGACGCCTGCCGTGTCCAAAGTATCACTTCCCGCGCGTGACCTTGCCTTTCCCTTATACATTCCCGCGCCGAGCCTGTCAATTTCACTAAACGGCAAGACCGGGACGGTGAGCCGTTCGCGCGCGGTTGGGTCTAGGAAATAGATGTAGCGGAGTTGGAAGCCGGGAACGAACTTTGCCCCCACGTCAAGAAAGGGCTTCAATGAACACTCTCCACCGATTTTCGCGCCGTATTTTTTGGCCAGCTCAACACGACGTGGCCGTCGGGCGTCCGTCAAGACAAGCCGGGTTTCTCGCAGACCATCGGGGAACTCAACGATTTGGTCCGACTCTTTTATTCCAGAAAGGACAAAGCCACTGGCCCGGTAAATAGTCCCGTCGCCGCACTGCGTCCCGTCCGCAAAAGAAATCACCCACTGCATCCACGGGTATGTTTTTTTGAGCCAACGCATCGCAAACCCTATGGCGCGGCTTTCACCGTTGCGCGGCAACCAGTCGGCAAACGCCATGCGGTTCAGTTCAATAAACTCGTTCCATTTCGTCCCTCTCACAAGCCCTTGAATCTTCCGTTTGTCCAAGCTCGGGCCGAATTGCATCGCGCCGCCGCACTTGCCATCTAGGAACACCCCAAGGTGAACTTGGGAGTTTTGCACGACTTTCCCGCTGTAATGGAGCGATTTCACGACGCGCGAAGCGTCCGCCGCCGAGATGGGCTTCACCTCAATTCGTTTCGCGTCACCCACGGTTGAACCTTTCGCAGATGTGCGCCAGCGCGTTGCCGTTGCTGTTTTCGTTGACCGCAGACTCGCCGCCGCCGTCCTGCTTGGCCTTTCGCAGCGCGGCTTCAATTTCTTCAAACTGCTCATCGTGAACCGTGAAGGTCATTTGCCGGAACGGAGCGCGGTCTCCGCTGGCAAGCTCAGGCGGCTTTACCTCTTCCGCATCAAAGACACCCACGGACGCCATGCCCTCGGCGTCAAAACCAACAGCCTCCAGGTCAATCTTGTCGGCAATCTCGCCCAGCAAGGCGGAAAGCTCTTTGTCGTCCGTTTCGGCCAACTCCGCGATCCGGTTGTCCGCGATGAGGTCGGCCCATTCGTCCGCTTCCGTCGCGTAGTCCTGCCGGTCAATCGGCACTTGCTCGACTTGCAAGAGCTTCGCGGCTTCAAGCCTCCCGTGGCCCTTCACCACGAAGCCCGAACGGTTGGAGATCACGACGGGCGAACGCCAGCCCTGATGCCGGATGATTTTCGCCAGCAGCGCAATCTGTTTGTCGGGATGCTTGTTCGGATTTCGCGGGTTGGGGATAAGTCCCACAACGTCAGCGAGTTCGGTGTGGCTGCAATGCACGGGGATTGTGGAGGCAGTTGTCATAGTTTTGGAAAAAGGAAGCGGGTTTTTGAGGGTTGTTAGGGCCACATTCGGCGCACATCGTTACC